TGCGCCAGAGAGTGTGGGTAGGAGTTTCTACTGCACCGACAACCAACTCACTTCACTCCAAGGTGCGCCAAAGAGTGTGGGTGACGGGTTTTGGGGGGATTTCGACTGCTCCTACAACCGACTCACGTCGTTGAAAGGCGCACCACAGAGTGTAACTGGGTATTTCGGCTGCTCCAACAACCGACTCACCTCACTCCAAGGTGCGCCAAAGAGTGTGGATGGGGCTTTCTGGTGCTCCGGCAACCCCGACCTTGACCCCGCCGAGGTTAAAGCGTACCTCAAGAAACTAAGAAAGAAGAAACCCTCAGTTGAAAGTTGTAGTACCATGAGAGATAAAATCGAAGAAGCAATTGATCAGTTGGTAGAAGAGAGCTTTGATGAACTGGAACATCGAGGGAGTGATAGCCCTGCTTTTAGACAAAGGCCTGATGGAACATATCCACAAGGCCAAGAATTTCTTACCCTTGCAACAGCGCAAGAGATTGCAGGAACATTTGATCAAGTACTTGTTAGACGAGGCAATAAGATTTTGTTAGTAAGTGGTGTAGGCTCGAGCTATGGTGGAATGCGATTTTCGTCCGGGGGCCGTGTGCTTGCGACATATTCGACCATCGAGCAAGCCCGCTCTGCCTTAGTGGCAAAGTTTATTCGAAAAGGCAACTAAATGGACGATTTTCTCTACAAACGAGAAGTTGACTACGGGATATATGCCTGGAAGGTTGACACCGTAGCAGACTCGGATTTCATGGCACTTCGACGTACCAATACAACATCTGCAGAGGTCTGGCGAAAGGTATTAGGTACTTGGCGAGCCACAGGGCAGTTGGTGTTTCTAGAAGGTCAGTATTCCGACGGTGAGATGATCTACTTTACACGGAGAGCGGCATAATGGTAGAATCAAAATTCAAACCGGGGGTGGGGGGAGAATCAAAGAAAACCAAAATATACACACTCTGTGATGCGAATGGTGAAGTGAGGTATATCGGAAAGACTGTTGCTACTCTTCGAAACAGGTTGTCAGGCCATTTATTTGAAGCTCGTCATGGTTGGAGCGGATATCGTTCAAATTGGATTCGCACGATGCTAGCTGTTGGGGAAGTGCCCGCAATCTGTTTACTAGAAGAGGTTGATGGTAATGGCTACGAATGTGAGGTTGCTTGGATAAAGAAGTATCGACAAAAAGGAGCCGGACTTACAAACATGACTGATGGGGGTGAGGGGACAGTGGGCAGGATTGTGTCAGAAGAGACTCGAGCTAAGTTAAGGGCAATTCGCAAGTTGCAACCTAGTCCAATGAAAGGTAAACACCACACATTGGAAGCACGAAAACATTACAGTGATGCATGCAAAAAACACCCCAATAATTTCAAAGGGAAGCATCATTCGGAAGACACCAAGGCTAAGTTGCGAATAGCAAGAGCGTTGCAACCCAGTCCAATGAAAGGCAAACATCTTTCTCTTGAAACCCGAAAAAGAATCGGTGATACTTTGAAGATCTGGTATTCTGTGCATGTAGGGACTTTTCTTGGTAAGCACCACACACCTGAAGCCAGATTGAAGATGCGAATTGCCAAATTGAAATTAGCAGAAGAAAACCAACAAAGCTGTATGGTAGCGGGATGAATATTAAATATCTTCATGGGGTTGGGGCGGACATTGGAACTTCCAATATCGCCGTAGCGCGTCGATGCGAAGACGGCTCGTTCCACACTCAGTTTCATAGGGACATGTTGTATCCCCTGGACGTCTCTGATGAGGCAATTGATTTACTTCAGCGATCCGATTACCTGTATATCAAGACCGAGTCCAAGTATTTTATCATCGGCGAGGATGCCCTCAAGTTGGTGAACGCCATCGGTCGAGGAGAAGTTGTCAGGCCGATGCAGGACGGTCTGTTAAATCCTTCGCTCAAGGAAGCGTCAGAGTTGCTTTTCTACGTGATCAAAGCCGTAGTAGGTGACCCTATTTGTAAGAACGAGCCTTTACGATTTTCCGTGCCAGCCAATCCAATTGACAGGGATCAGGATAACATATTCCACAAGACTGTGCTTGCCAGCTTTTTTAGCAAGATGGGATACGATCCGAAACCCGTCAATGAAGCAATGGCAATTTGCTATGACACAAATCCTGTACTCAAGGTGAAAGGCGAGAAAGACCTCCCCATTAGTGGAATCACGTGCTCGTGCGGCGGCGGTATGTGGAATCTTTGCCTGGCATACAAGGGCTTGAGCCTCCTCGAATTCTCCTGCACCAAGTCAGGTGATTACGTTGATGATTGTGTCTCGAAAGTGACAGGATTGGCCCGCAGCAAAGTAACAGTTGTGAAGGAGCGAAAACTGAATCTCGAAAAGATCGATGACAATGATCGCGTTCAAGTTGCGCTTTCGATCTACTACGATGAGCTCATCGACCGCATGGTGCATCTGATCGCCAAGTACTTCAAGGACAAGAGTAGCGAACTTGAAGGTGAGCTTGAATTGGTAGTTGCCGGCGGGACATCAATGGTCCCTGGCTTCATCACGCGACTTGAAACAGCTATTCGCAAGGTAGATCTGCCATTCAAACTTTATCAGGTACGTCATTCCGCAACCCCATTCTTTTCCGTTGCCCAGGGAGCGTGCATTCGCGCACAAGCGGATTACACCAGATCCCAAAAGAAATAGAATGTCATTTCGACGAATGCGGGTTTCTATCACTCTGTACGTATAACACCAACAGTACGAAACTACGTCGTAGAGTACGATCGAATTGAGGTGTACGGTGCTTATCGTCAGTACAAAGGACAAGAAACTAGGGAAACTCGACCCCAAGAAAGAACTCGAAGCCCTCAAGACCTTTTACCTTTCGGCCTTTGGTGACTTGAAAGTAGCGATTATTGATGTGTTGAAGCTACACATGGGCACCTGGGAACCTACTACTGAGGCACTTGAGCGATATCCCTTCATGGCCAATGTAGCAAAGTTCATTGATGACTACACTAGTTGTTTCGGCTTTGCTGTTACTGATACAGGGCTGGTGTTTGGCATCAATGCTGATGAGCTCAAGTCACGGGGTTTGCCGAAGAATATCAGTTCTATCGTCGAGTATGGGGATGATGTGGTTCCACCCTTCCCTCATATGCGGGCCATTCCAAATCTTATGGATAAGGTGGTCTCAAAGGTGAGTCAGGGGGTTAGAAAAAGTGGTTGACACGCTGGTACAGAGGTATAAGACTTGGTTCTCGAAGAAAGTCGAGGGCATCAAGTATACTAAGGGTGCTGAAGGTCAGCAGTTTGCCTGCCGGTTTCAGACGTTGCCTCTTACTGAAAGCGCACTTGGTGCATACCACCATGTATCGGTCATTTATCGATTGGCCAAAGAGTTTGGTGAAGAGCGTCGAAATCTCAATTGGGTTGAAAAGCTCGTTGAGGAGTGCGACGGGTGGAAGTTGTTGTTTGAGTCTGTGCTCTATTCATCCCCTGTTGACCAAGACCAAATCATAGACAGTCTGGTTGAGGGCGGGATAGATTGCGAAACAGCGGTTGACCTGATATGAGCGGAAATGTTCCACATAGATATGTGCAGATGTACTCCAACTATGATCATTCATTTGCAGACAAGTGCCATTCGCTAATTCATTACGCGCAAGACACGACCAAGAATGATGTTGAGTACAGGATCCCCTGTGTGTTTGCTACCCCCGACCGTGCATTCGCTCAAATGCGAAGCCAGATTGCTCGCAAGCGCAACATCGACATTGAAGTTGTGAAGAACATTTCAATCCCACTACCAATCATTTCATTGAGTCGAATCACCCAAAAGCTTGATCTGAGCAGGTACGTCAGGCACGTTTTCAACAAACTCTATTACAATGCTAAAGAGGATGTCTACCTGGGTATGGTACGACCCCAACCGTGGGACATGCAGTATCAAGTTGATGTTTGGGCTCGGAATATTCAGGACTTGGATGACATCACGTCCCAGATAGTTTTGTGGCTTCGTGCGGACGAAATGTACCTGACTGTCGGCCATCCTATTCCCATGGGTGAACGGATTGTCTTGACTCAGTTGACTGATGTAGCTGATAACTCAAAATTGGAAAGCGGGGAAGAAAAACGAACCCTTCGGCGGACATTTACTTTCGTAGTACATGGATGGATAGTACATGAGCCGCGAGAGGCTCATATAGTACGGAAGGTCATAACAGGAATATATGACTTCACCGATGAGTACGATCCAGTATATTTGGATCAAGTCATAGTAACAACACCGGTTGTTACACCCAGTACCGGGGTAGTAGTAGATGGGGAAGTGGATGTTATGGGCAAGGTCACCACATCGCTTTACGGGGTCATGATAGTAGGCGAGGCCCAACAAGGTCAATTCTACGGTGCTTTTCAAGTTCCTGTTACGGCGTTAATTACGGGAATGCAAGCCAATATTCTTGGGAAAGCTCCTGATGGCAACAACCTTCGACTCATGCTGTCAGTGGCTAATGTTGCCGACACCTCTCGTTTTGTCACCATTGCTGAAGGAGATACAAAGAATGCAATCACATTTGGATCAGCGCGCCGTGTGATGGCAGGGGATGTTCTGTCCGTGTATTGTGATACTGTCGGTAGTTTGGAGGCTGGTAGTTGGGTCGAAGTTCAGTATACAGCTGAGCTCGACATCGTTGTATGAGTAACAAAGTAGGAGGGTAATGTCATGGTCATAGTTTCTCCAGGGGTCTACACCCGTGAAATCGATTTGTCCTTATACGTTCCGCAACTGGCCACTACTATATTTGGTGTAGTGGGTACGGCAAGTAAAGGACCGGTGAATGAGTTGACAGTCATCACCGATGAATCGTCGCTGATTGCGACATTTGGGAAGCCCTCGGCAACCCATCTCAGCTTGTATGCTGCGCTTCGATACCTCAGAAAAGGCAAGTCACTCAAGTTCATTCGTGTCGCTCGTTATGATGTAGCGGCAACGGGGGATTTGATGAACGCGGCTAACACCGACGTTGCCGCCACCGTAGAGGTAGTCAGCACAGGTTCGTGGGGCAATAGCGTCACTATCGTGGTCTCTGCTGGCACAGGGGTTGATCCTATAACTGGAGCTGACACGTTCAAGATTACCGTCCTTTACGCGGGCACAACAGCAGAAGTGTACGATCTGGTCGTGTTTGATCCAGCGCATTCTTCATCTGCCAACTACATCACAACGCGCATCAATGGCGTGTCTGATTACATCACAGTTGCCCCTGTCGGAGGGCAAACCGATTTGCTGGTTTCGACCACACCGGTTACGATGGCTGGCGGACTTGATGGTGCCCCGGCAGATGTTTCCGATTACGTAGGGGCAGTCGGAACTCCGCCGTCTGTGCCTGCCACTGGCCTTCAGATATTCAGAAACGTTGAGGGGATTGATGTCAACATGATCGCCGTGCCTGATGTTCAGGATAGGGATGTCATTAGTGCGATGATCTCGATTTGCGAGAGCAGAGCAGATTGCATGTGCTTGATTGACGTGCCTCAGAACAAGAGTGTTCAGGAAGCAGTTGCTTGGGCTAACGGGTTGGGTGGTGGGCCCGTTGACCCAACTGCTGCAATCAACAGTTCGTACGCTGCCATATTCTATCCGTGGATTCAGGTGTACGATGGGTACAGTAATTCCGATGTCTGGGTTCCTCCGACTGGCCACATTGCTGGAGTTATCGCCAATACGGATTACGTTGCCAACCCTTGGACGGCTCCTGCGGGGTTGTCGAGAGCAATCCTCCAAGACGCATTGGATGTGGAACATTCCGCTAATCAGGGCGAGCGGGATTACATGTACTCCAATGGTAATGTCGTGAATCCTGTCGTGAACTTCCCGGGACAGGGCATTGTCGTGTGGGGACAGAGGACATCACAGCGGCAAACGACTGCGCTTGATCGCATCAACGTCCGTAGGTTGGTGTTGTACCTGCGCAAGGCGATTGCCACGGCTGTAAGGCCGCTGGTGTTTGAACCCAATGACAGTGACACATGGGCCCAGTTCAGAAATCTGCTTGAGCCTATCTGTCAGGACGTCATGTCCCGTCGCGGCCTGTACGACTTCCAAGTCATTTGCGATGAAACGACCAACACCTCAGCGGTGATCAACAGAAATGAGCTCCGCGGTAAGGTGTTGATCAAGCCGACGAAGACGGCGGAAATGATAAGCATCGACTTCGTAATATTAAATAATGAAGCGCAATTTTCCGAGTTTTGATCTATCTGAAAGATAGGCTGGGAACAGAGTCAAAAGTGTCGTAAGAGGAGGTAACATAACATGTCAGAACTCGTAAGTGCAGATCATATAGCAGCCCAGAAGGGTGCATTCGAACCTCAGCGGAAAAACAACTTCTCCCTCAATTTCACGATCCGTGATGGGACAGGTGTGGACAAGTTGATCAAACAATCACTTGATTCTTTCACATGGCCAAAGGAGGAAAACACCCCGATTGATATCGCTTTCGGTAACGAAAAGCGCAAGGTGGCAGGAGTAGCTTCCTTCGATAACTGCGAACTGGTACTCAAGGACTTTGCTGATCAGCCGGTGATGAGGGAGATCATCAAGTGGCGTCGGAAGGTCTACAAGCCCCTCACTGGTGAGATCGGTCTGGCCAAGGACTACAAGGAACAGGGTGAAGTGGTGATGTTCGCACCCAACGGAACACTGGAACGTCGATGGAAACTTATGGGAATGTGGCCGTCAAAGATGGACCCGGGTGGTGGTGATATGAATTCCAACACGAACAATTTAATCAGTGTTACTATCACCATCGACAAGGCCGTTGAAGTCAATGTGTAGGTCGATCTGTAAGTAGTATAAACTCGGTCAAGTGAGGAGATGCACGATATGACTGACAAAGCCAAAGTGACTGAAACCAAGGAAGTCAAGGAAACTGTTCCCGATATCAATCAGGTAGATGTAGAACTGCCTTCACTGGGCAAGTTTTACGACGGTCGTTTGCCTGAGGGAAAGGTCACAATTCGTCCCATCAAGGTTTCTGAGGAGAAACTGTTGGCAGGTGGCGGCAGCAGGATGAAGCTCGTTGACAAAGTCCTCGAGCGGTGTATGCTCACAAAGACACTGCCTTTACGTGACATGCTCATATCCGACAAGTTCTGGTTGATGCTCAATCTCAGGTCAATCAGTTACGGCGGTGATTACATGTTCATGTTGAAGTGTAATAACTGCTCGATGGAATTTCGACATTCCATCACCCTCCCGACAGGGTTGCAGTTGAAACGAGCGACAGACTCAGACAAGGAACCGTTTGACGTCAAGTTGCCTATTGCAAATAAGACGGTATCGCTCAGATTTCTCCGAGGGGTTGATGAGGAGGAGATTGAGCGGTATCTGAAGCAGTTGCCTCGCAACGCCACCGATGAAGGTGACCCGGCATACGTGTATCGGTTGAGCCGATTCATCGTGAAGGTAGATGGCAAGGAACTTGACCCGCTTGAGAAGATGAATTTCTGTGACGGGCTGATTGGCCAAGATTCGTTGGCTATTCGGAGGGCCATCGCTGAAAACGAGACGGGCCCAATCTTGACCATTCGGACTCAGTGCCCGGGGTGTAAGGCAGACGTGGAGACGAGTCTCCCACTGACAAACGAGTTTTTTCCGGCAAGTGTTGCCTAGAAGTCGAGGGACTTCTGGGTGGGAGGAGCTCGTAAAGGAGCAGCTCAATTTGGCTGCTTTCTTTAACGTTACCCTCACAGAGTCGGATGAGATGACGCTGCCTGAGTTTGAGAGTGTCAGGCGGGTTGCTCGCCAACTCAGTGAGGAGGCCAAAGGCGCCGGGCAGCTACCTCTCTCACCTGGAGCAGTAGGTAGGGCCAGAATCCTCTAGTGAATTTATGGCAGACTCGTTCAAAACGCTACACGAGCATATTCTTGAGTATAAACTCAAGGACTCAGCATCAAAGCCTGCCGAAGCACTTCAGAAGAAGATGCAGGACTTTATCAAGGCCCCTGCAATGTCGCCAGGCCAAATGATGGCTAATGTTTTGCGCTCTAGGATGTCACCATCTATTACTCGAGCTACCGCTGAATTGCCGCCCCCACTCCCGAATCAACCGCCTGACATTAGCGCTCAGCTCAGCCGTGATGACAAGAGGATGTCGAAGGCTTGGGGAATACCTGTATACCTTACCACGATGGCGCCACAATTTCGGAATATGCTCGCGAAAATGCTAATCCCGAGTGCTAAGTCTTCGAGCACCCCGGCAGGGAGGGGCTCTATTAGTGAGGAGGATATGAGGGAAACTCGAAGGAGCAACATACTCATACGTGGTTTTCATAGTGTAGTTGATAATTTGAGGAAGAGTATGATGTCGTGGTGGGGGCAGATCAAGGGGTATACATTGGGGCCTGTATTTGAAATGCTCTATCAGACATTGATGCCCTTACTCAACCCCGTGCAGGACTTCTTGTTGACAATTGTAAAAAATGTGCTGTACCCGATCGTTACGCGAATCGGCCCTAAACTTCAGGATATCTTTTTGAATCTGGGGAGGCGAGTGATGCCTAGTGTTGAACAGGCGGGGGTGGCAATGGGTGATTGGCTTTCAAAACTGCTCACAAGATTTGAAGAGTGGACGAAGAGTAAGGATTTTGATAAGTGGATGGATTCGACAATGTTGTTTTTCAACGAACTTTACAAGTTTGTAAAGGATGATCTCTACCCATTTGTGAAGAGTGTTTTGGTGCCCCTTATCAAATCTCTCTATAAGGATTTCAAGCCCTTTGCACAACTCGCCCTTGAGCATCCTAAGACTACACTAGCAATCGGGGCTGGTGCGTATGCTACTGCAAAATATGATCTGGTTGGTAAGTTGTTCACAGCAATCGGGTTTGCCTCGCTTTCAAGGGAGCTTGTCGCACTTCGAATGGCGCTTTTGGGAACTGCCGGGGCTACGACGGGTACCACCGCTGCAGTTGGGCTACTTACCAAGAGTTGGCAGATTGTGGCAATTCTCGTGGCAGGTTTGGTGGGGTACGGAATCGGCAAATTACTTGATAGCTTCCTTGGAGTGAGCGAACGAATATCGGAGTGGTATTTGTTCATGACCGAGATGCAGTCTCGGCTGACGTTATGGCTTTACGATACTATTGTAGCTCCTCTGTTGGAATGGCTCAAACCTGTAGGTGATTTGTTGCAGTCTGTAGGTGTTCGGTTGTGGGAGAATTTAATCACGCCCGTAATGAACTTTGGTGCAAAGGCAGGAGAATGGTTGGGGTTGGACAAGTTGATGTTGAAGCTCATTGAGTTTTGGGACAAGTTCAAAGAATACTTCAGCTTTGTCTTCAATTTTATCCAACGACCTTTCACTACTTTGAGGGGGTGGGAGCGGATGGTTGAAGATATCTCCAGCACAAGTGGCAAAGCCCTCCGCGAACAACAGCGGTATGCTCGAGAAGCTGCGGTGAAGGGTGGGGCAACGATTATTCCTCAAGCGCAAGAAGGAGGGTATGTTGAACAGACAGGTTTGGCACTCGTCCACGGAGGTGAGACTATCGTCCCCTCTGCAGTTGCGGGTTCCGCTTCTCGAGAGGTGGTTGCTCAACTTACTAAATCAAACGACTTCTTGTACTACGGATTTACCCACACGATCCAAAGGTTGGATTCATTAGTTTCACAACGGGGTAATACGGTCATTGACCAAGTTTTAGTGCTAGGAGTGTGATGTATGACACCCTTTCTCAAAATCAATAATTTAGTGTTTGAACTGGAACAAGGATTTACAGACGGGTACCATAACGAACTATCTGCTGGATCAAGTATGGCTTGGAGAACGCACCCTACGTTGTACTATTGGAAAGGTGGTTACTTCAAACCAATAAAGATTCAGATGAACTTGGCAGTAGGCGTGCAGTCGATTATTACAACTCCCCAAGAGCTCGTAAACACTTTGGCTACACTTGAGAGTTATGCTTTGGTGGAACAAGTTGTTGGGAAGGCAGGACCAAAACCTGCTTGTATTACATTGGAGGTAGGGACGTGGTTTGCGAGAAAAGGTTATCTTGAAGACATAGACTTTACATTCGAGCCCCCTTGGGATATTAGTACGGGCATGCCAATGAAGGCGACAGTTGTTGTGACCATCATACCTGAATTCTTAGACGGTGTCGGAGAAATCGACTCGACCTTAACACCTGTCAAAGTGGACATACAACGTAACAAGTTTATACAAACAGGAAAATCACGTTTCCAGGCACTTACAGGTGGTGATCCATATGGGAAATCTCTTGCAAATGTGTTAGAAGGCGTATTGTGAATCAGTTGATGCAACTTCATAAAGTGCAGGTGGGTTATGGCAGTAAACACAACAGATTACTTGGCGAATAGGTCGCCAGTTGATAACAGGTACGTTTTGACAAAGATTTACGTAGATGACTATGTTTACCCCGGTCGTCGACGTTATGGTCTTTGGAAATACCCAGATTTCCAGAGTAGGCCTGAGATTCCATTGAAGGAGGGGTCATACTACAGATACACAGTTACGGCGGTAGATATCGGTCGCATAGATTTGATTGCCTGGAAGTACTACAGAAACGTCAATTGGTGGTGGGTAATCGCCATGGTGAATCACATTGCAAATCCTTTGACAGACTTGGTCATAGGACAAGTACTACTCATCCCCAAGAAGGACGTTGTGACAACAGTTATTGAAAAGGCACTTGCATGAACTTCCAAGGTTCGGTAACACTGGAGTTTTTGGGAGGTGATCCAGAAGCACCGTACACAACATCGGGGTTTTCGGCTGAGTTGTTTGAGTCTATCTACGGGGTATCGCTCTATCGAGTGCATTTGCGAATGAAGTCCGTCAAGGATTGGAATAACTTGGTGAAGGACGGCGGCGCTTCTGATTGCAGAATTCAGTGGATGCGGGCTGGTGACGGGGGCACTTCAGATGTTTTATCAGAGTGGCGGACTAGCAGATTGCAAAACTACACTGTCAACGCACTGCATGATGCGGCTATGATCCGGGCCGATTTTGTTGATGGTATGTTTCGAATGAAGAACAGGCGGCCTCGAGCAATGTTCAAGAAAAAGACAGTAGCTGCTATCGCGAAGGCTATCATCGAAGCCAACAAGTTGATACCGGATGTTGATGAGTTTTCAACGACTGAGTACACTTTGTGTCAGTGCGGGATGTCGGACTACGAGTTCATCAAGGAAGTGCTGATTCCCCGTGCATCAGCAGATCCTGTTTTGTTTTACGCCAAGGCGGGGGGCACGATTTCGTTGAAGCAGAGAAAGAAGATGCCCCCGGCTGTTGAGTTCAATAACACATTTGGAATAGCATCTGATACAAAGGTCCCAATCGATGAGCTCAAAGCATCTTTGATAGTCAACAGTACGAACTTTGGCGTACTTGGCGTTGCATTCGACCCGTTGAAGTCTCAGAAGCAGCCCTTTTCTCAAGAGTTTCTCGCGTCTGATGCCTCGATGGAGAAAGATCCGTTTGCTCCTACGGCTCCGAAGGTCTTGAGTTTGGCAACTACAGATGCAGGAGAAGTGAAAAACGTCGTTATCGAAACGTTAGGGCTGGACATCAAGACCGCGCTTCAGGAAAGGGTTCGTCCAGATTTCTCGATGAATATGCACCGTGTGGCGGTAACATCTTATCTACTGCCCAAACTTGAGCTTGGTGCGACTGCGAAATTAGTTACTGAAACGTATGAAAGAGCGTCAGGCGGGCGCTCAGTGGAAAAAGTTCAGGGTGCTGGAGAGTATATGGTCTACGGGTTGTACCACACGATTTCTGCAGAGAATATGTCAACTATCGTCTTTTTGGAGAGAAGGGGCTTTGAGGTGTAGGAAATGAAGTATCACGGACTCTACAGAGGTTACGTTGTAGACAACGATGACTCGGCAGAGGAGCATGGATTTCTCGCCCGAATCAGAGCCCACGTCCCCGAAGTGTACGGACCGTTATCTGATCCAGAAGCCCTCCCTTGGGCTTGGCCGTGCATGCAAGGATTTGGCGGAGGGGTATATGACCCTACGAAAGATGAAGCATCTGTAGAGGGTGGGCAGAGTGACACGAAGTTTGCTAGCGGGATGGTAGCAATTCCACCCATTGGGTCTACTGTCTGGGTGATGTTTGAGCAAGGTGATCCTCAAGTGCCCGTCTGGATGGGGACTTGGATAGGCCGTGGGACGGAGATGCCAGAGGCTGCGAAGCATGGCGAGGGAAGCCAGGCATCTACAGTTTACCCAAAAGTGTTCATCCTCAAGATGCCGTGGGGTAAGGACATGTTTTTGCGAGCATTAGCGGACAAAGTATTCGAGTTGTCCTTCGGTGACATGCATATTCAGCTGAAAGCCGAAACGACTCCGGGTGCAAATAACGGCGAGCTGTTCATCTGGACGAATACCACAAACATCAGGATGGCCTCAACGGATGGTCAGATCACTCTACAGGGGAAGAAAATTACATTGTTCGCAACGAACGATATGGATGTCTACGCCGGAGAGTATGAAACTGATCCGGCCACAGGAGATGTCAAAGTCAAGACGGTGGGGAGTATGCGAGTCTACGCAACCAAGGAAATGACTGTTAGTGGGCATACGAAGACAACAATACAGGCGGTGGATAAGACTGCAGGCGAGTTACAAGGTAAGGCGCAAAAGGCCAGTGGGTTTGACAAACATGGATACTTCCCGGAGACTCAACCATGAGTAGATATTGGGCTGGAATTGGATTGCCTTGGGGGACAACTCTGCCTTCCGTGATCGATGCCAAGGACGATTTTGAGGTGATAAGTAGTAGCATCATCTGGATCTGTATGACCTCGTTCGGGGAGCGCGTGATGGAACCTACGTTTGGTTCTGCCCTCATGTCCCTTGTGTTTGAACCGAATGACATTCAGTCCGTTACTCAGATGAAGAATG